ATTAAAAAGATACCTACTTTATTTAACTCGAATGGTCTTGAAAAATTAAAAAATTATTTATATCTTGTGGGGATTAAAGAAATTACAGGATATTTTATAAATAGAAAAAACTATTTTTATTTTGTATGTGTTTGATTTGTAATAAATTATGATTATATTTGATTATTATTAACTAATAAATAAAAAAATGAAAATTTACACACCAGCAGGCAGGGCAAGAGAATACAGCCCATTAGCACTGAATTATTACAAAGGATGTACACACGGTTGCAAATATTGCTATGTACAACCTATGTTAAAAAGATTCAATAAGAACTATGATCATGAGAATGTATCTATTCCAAATGAAACCGGATTTAAAGAATTAGAAATTTCTGCTAAAAAAATGCAGAATTGTAATGAACAAATCTTATTATCTTTTACCGGAGATCCATATTGTGGTATAAGTCCAGATATTACAACAAGGATATTAACCATTCTTAAAAAATATAATCATAAAGTAGCAATACTAACAAAAGGTGGAAAGCATATTTTAAACGATTTAGAATTAATTAAATCTTTTGGTGAAAATATAAAGATAGGTGCTACTTTAACATTTGATAATAATAAAGATTCTTTAGAATGGGAGCCAGGAGCGTCATTACCAGAAGAAAGGATCAACGTTTTGGAAATCCTAGCAAATAATGGAATAAAAACATGGGCAAGTTTTGAGCCTGTTATTAATCCAGAACAATCATTAAACTTACTTTCAAAAGTAGTTAAGTTTATTGATCATGTAAAAATTGGTAAAATAAATAATTACAAAGGAATAGACAAAGATATTGATTGGACAAAATTTCTATTTGATACAGTAAGAATTTTAAGGGATGCGAAAATGAATGATAGATTTTACATTAAAAAGGATTTATTAGCATTTAATAAATGTGTATATTTATCAGGAAATGAAACGAACGAAGATTTTTTAAACTTATAAATAAAAAGCCCTATATTTGTAAAAAGTATAGGGCTTATATCATGGCACGACCTAAAGTAAATATAGACTGGAAGATAGTTGATTCATTACTTGAAGCAGATTGTGAAGGTACAGAGATTGCTGCATATTTAGGTATAGATAATGATACGTTATATAAAAGATGCAAACTCGATAATAAAATGGGTTTTTCAGAATATTTACAACAAAAGAAAGCAAAAGGTGATTCATTATTAAAAACTAAACAGTTCAAAGTTGCAATGGATGGTGATAAAGCAATGTTGATTTGGCTAGGGAAACAGAGATTAAATCAACGAGATAAGCATGAATTAAATCACAAGAATAACGGAGAATCATTTGAACCGCCCGCAATTCAATTTTATCGAACGGATGATAAGGATAAATGAAAAGTTTGAGCCTTTATTTTTTCCAAAGAAAGGAATACGATACTACATAATAACCGGGGGTCGATTTAGTCAAAAATCATTCGGAGCCTCAACAGCAATATGTCACCTAGCAACTAACTTAAACCATAGAGTTCTTTATACTCGTTATACTTTAAATTCCGCTAAAGATTCAATCATACCTGAATACATTGAGAAGATTGATTTACTTGGTTATGAAGATTTTTATGAAAAGTGGGCAGATAGAGTAATAGCTAAACATAATAAGGCGAAGATTGTATTCAAAGGATTAAAGAATAGTTCAGGAAATCAAACAGCAAAATTAAAATCACTTAAAGACTTTTCGTGTTTCGTATTAGATGAAGCTGAAGAGGAAAATGATGAAGTAAACTTCGATAAGATAAATCTGTCCATTCGGGCAAACGATATTCAGAACATTGTAATACTTATATTAAATCCAGCGACTAAAGAACATTGGGTCTATAAGAGATTTTTTGAAGGTATGGGAGTCCAGCCTGGATTTAATGGTTATAAAGACAATGTATGTTACATTCACACTACCTATTTAGATGCAATTGAATTTGTACCCGAAGATTATTTATATGAAATAGAACAATTGAAAATAAATAATCCTGAAAAGTTTGATCATATAATTATGGGTGGATGGTTAGATAAAGCAGATGGAGCAATATTGAAGAACTGGAAACTTGGAGCATTTAATAATGATTTGCCGTATTATTTTGGTTTAGATTTTGGATTCTTTCCCGATCCTGACTGTTTAATAAGATGCGCAATTGATAAGAAATTAAGACTAATTTATTTAAAAGAGGAATTTGGAGAAAATAATTTAAGCCCATCAATATTAAAAGAAAAAGTAAAGGCAATCGTAGGCAATTCTCTCGTTGTAGCTGATAGTGCTGAACCTCGTTTAATAAGTGATATTAGAAGCATTGGAGTTAATATTGTAAAAGTATTAAAACCAGCTGGGTCAATAAAAGAGGGTTTGAGAATTATGCAAGATTATAAATTAATAATAGATTCCGATTCAACAAAAATGGTAACTGAATTAAATAATTATTGCGAAAAAAACGGAGAACCTATCGATGCTTATAATCACAGGATAGATGCTGCAAGATATATCATAACTACATTGATCAAACCACGTACATCAAAAGGACATAGAGTGTTATGAAAAAATTAACTATCAATGACTTAATTATAACCGAAAGCAACAAAGAACAAGATTGCTCTATATGTCCGCTAAATGGCGAACTGCATGGAATTATTAACAGTTGCGATTTAAATAATGAATTAGCTGATTCGTTAAGATCGAAACATGGTACTTTTTTTTGTCAAAAAAATTTCATAAAAACAAAATGATTGAATTAGATGATATTACTTTGAAAGAATATTTTGAACTCGAAGATAAAGAGGCTTATGATTTCGCAATTAAATATTCAAAAGAATTATATAACAGTCCAATTGATATATTTAACGCCGGGGATTTTACCGAAATGGAATTTGGATTAATTAAAGACCTGCAATATGATTTTGAAAATGGATTAACATGGATGAAATTGCTCGAATATATTTCGCAAATATCAGGCAAAGATATAAAACAAATAGTTCAGTTTAGACTCCTTTCAATTTGTAGATTTAGAAATTATTTGACTGATGAAATAAAACGAATTAACGAAATAGAAATCAAACTTTTAGGACACGATCCCTCACCCGAAGAGGTGCAAGCCGGCATTAGTGAATTTAATAAATTTGGCTCATATGGACAGATAAGAAAATTAGCAATGGATGACGTGACTAAAATAAAAGAAGTTAAAAAGATAAAATATTCCACGTGTCTAATGGAATTGTATTATCAAAAAACAGCTAATGAATTTCAGGAAGCATATTATAATATCAAATACCCCAAACCAAACTCTCAAAGATAAATTTGTTATTATGTTAAATAACATTTAAATTTGTTTTGTATTTAACATAATAATATGACTAATTTTGATATTATCGGAGCGTTAAGAACTTATGCAACTGCAAATGATTGGGTTTTTTTAGCGGGCGTTAATGCTTACCAGAATTATTCTGCATCACAACAGGAATATAAAAATAGTCAACTAATACTTGGTGCAAATTTATCAGCAGCACCCAGAATTGTTAACGGCAAAGTGATAGAAATAACTTATTCAGGATTGATTTTTCTAGGGCAAAAATTTGATGATGATGGAACTCCTGCTATACCGGATAATCCTGAAACTCCCGAAGATGAAACTGAAACTTTCAATGATGGAACTCCTGCTAATTTAGACGAAACTTTCATTCAGAAATATGATAGAAGATTATTAAATTTGATGTCATTATTGACAAATCATCTTGGAACTTTCGCATGTAGTAATGAACTCGAAATATCGAATTTCAATATTGATATTGAGATAAATAAATATGATGCAAATCTTGATTTCGTTGGTGGGTCAATAACATTAATACAATGAACAAATTTGTTGAAAAATGGAGCGATGGAACTATTGATTTATTAAAGCAGAATTATAATAAATTAGGATTGAAAGCTTCTGGAAAGTGGGCTAATGATCTGGAAAGCCAGAATAAAATAAGTACAACAAATATTAATATTAAAATATTAGGATCGAATTATACTTATTATTTGGAAAATGGACGACTTCCAAATAAAAATCAAGATAAAACGGCATTACAAAAATGGGTTGGTTGGGCAGGCTCAACGTTTTTGAAAGATTGGATTACACAAAAAGGAATCAATGCGAATCCTTTTGCAGTTGCTTGGAAGATTGCACGTAAAGGAATCAAGGTACCAAATGCTAATAATACAGGCGGTTTGGTTTCAGATGTAATAACAAAGCAAAGGATACAGATTCTTTTAGATGATTTAAAAGCATTTTATGTTTCTGATTTAAAGAGTGATATAATAAAACAATTAAAATAATGGCAATATCAACATTAACAATTTTTCAGGACAATAAAGTAGGTGATAGTAATTTAATGCCGATTCATTCCCCGTTGATATTTCTTGTTGATGCTGAATATACAGGTGCTGATCCTTATTTTATTTATTGTAAAATTTATAATGATGATGATCAACTTTTAGGAATTTTCAAATGTATTCCCTATAAAGATCTTACTACAGCAAAAAGGCGATTCATGTTTATTGCCGATACTGTTCTTCAAGGTTATATGGAAGATTTTGAAGATACTGAACAATCAGAAAGCAGTTTTATTCATATTGAAAATATAACTAAGGTATTCAAAATTGAATTTACCGACCCGGAAGAAAATGCTGATCCTGTTGAAATTAATATAACTACGATTCATGGTATTCGGCAATTTGGAAATGCCCCAAACTTAAATGAGATTTTTAACAATGAAACTGAAACAATTTTTGCTTATAAAAACAAACCCTGTTATGTATATTTTTTTAATGATAATGAAGATAATGTAATTGGCATAGGTTATGAAGTCAAATTCATAATAGATGATGGAGTTGACCCTGTTGATGAAGTTTTAATTATTGTAGATGGAAAACAGTTATATACAAACACAAGCGGAGAAGCGACGTTTAATTTATTAAATGGAAATTATTCATATACGATTTACAAAGAGGGATTTGTTGAAAAATCGAATAATTTTGCAGTAAATGGAGCGGCTCTTATTTTTGAAATAACATTAATAGCAAATACTGTATCAGCTGTTACTTTCCATGCAGAATACGATTCTGTTGATCAGGAAGATGTTTTTATTGAGGTGTATAAATTAGGATTATTAATTGCGAGTGGATATACAAATCCTAGCGGTGATTTAAATAGAAGTTTATATTTAGATACTTATGATATTAAAGTATCTGATTTGTATTGGGAATATTATGTTGATGATTATGAATTGCCTGTCATTACAAATCCACAAACGGACGATATTGTCATTCAATTAAAATCAACTTATGCAGTTACGTTTTATGTGCGACATGGGATAACGGGGGATCCGATTGTTGGTGCTACGATTGGAAGCGAAGCATACGCAGCAAGTGGCAATCCTTTGGATGTATGGAGAAATCAAAGTACGATACTGACAACTTTAGGCGATGGTAAAGTTACAGTTTATGAATTGTCGGGATCGGAAAATTGTGGAGTTCGTGCAAAAGGTTATACAAGTGCCGTAAAACCGGTAACAATACTTGAGGAACCTAATTTAATTACAATTCAATTATTTGAAACATGAGTCAGATAGGATATTATAGATATAAGATTAATCCAACTATTGACATTGATATTGATTTCAGTATTAATTATGAATTAGCTGCAACAAAATCAGTAATTGTAAAGGAGTGGTGTGATAATGATAAGTTGATTAAATATCTCAACAAAGATGGTCAATATAGATTCTTTGCATTCAATAGATTTTGGGAATCGAATGATAAACCAAAAGAATTGGGACGGTCAAATAAAATAATAACATCACTTCTAACAAGTAAATCATCAGAAGATATTTTAGGTTATAAAAATGAAAGAATATTAACCTTAATGGCACATGATATTTCTCAAGATGAACTGACTGTTTTGAGCGATCTATGGACCAGTCCCCGAGTATTGATGTATGTAGGTGATCATATAACTTTCAGTGAAAACGATTGGATTCAAGTATCAATTAAGGCAAAAAATAATCTAACACGAATTAAGAAATCGAATTATACAGATATAATTGTAGATATTACTTTGCCTGAATGGTATACAATTAGTATGTTATGAGAATTTTAAGAATAAATGATCAGGATGTTGACATAGATGCAAAGACAGCAATTGGAATAACGTTTCAGGCTTACGATTTCAAGGAACCGGGACAAAGAAAGGTGTCTTTATCTAATACTTTTACTATTCCTTCAACAATAAAAAATCAAGCATTATTTGGATATGCGGGCAATCCTCAATCATTAAGTACAATTATTTATGGAAGTTTTTTATGTGATTATTGGGTCGATAATAAGCACTTAATTATTGGTGCAAAAATACGAATAGATGAAATCGCAAATGGCAGGATTAAATTATATGTATATAAAAAGGAAGATTTCTGGGATGAGATAAAGAAATATAATTATATAGATTTTCCGGAAGAGTTCTTATTATTTCTTCAAACTGAAAAAGGATATCCGGCGGCTACGCAGGAGGGATTGACTTACTGGGAAGGGACTTATGCAAATTTCATTAATCAATATATTGACACTGATGAGGGTTTGATCATACCTTATTATTTTGGTAATTTATTCAAATACGAACCCGGAGGTGAAGGGACTGGGTTTTTAGAAGATGAAGATAATATTTATTTATCTGGATATTCAAGCAAGGGAGGACATATTTGTGCATATGTAAAAACTATTTTTGAATTTATTGAATATAAATTTGGTGTTGATTTTCTTACTTCATCAGAAGATATTGATCTAATTTGGCAAGATGCTTATGCTACTAAGATATACATTAATATTAGATCTTATTTGGTGGGAAATATAATTGATGAGGGAAAATGGGGTTTTATCAATTTACCTGAATTAATTAATCCCTATCTACCTTATGAAGATATGCGGGAAAGACCCGATAAAACACTTTACGATTTTGTTAAAGCATTCATGCAACTTTTCAATATTATATTAGACGAAGAAATAATTGATGAAGTTCATACTATCAAGATGTACCGGTTTGATGATATTGAAACAAAGGCGGAAGTTGTTCCTTTTTCAGGCAATTTAGATTTGAGTAAAATAAAATTCAAACCCAAAATTGATGGTTATGAACAAATAAACAGAATTAAATATGAAGTAATGTA